CGGACTTCTTTATTGAAGACAAGCTGTTTCTGATCTTTTCTACAAACTCACGGTTTCTTCTCCAGTTTCCCGTTTCAATATACCACAAGGGAACTCCTGACACTGCGGCTGCGAGTCTGAATTGCTGCTCTTCCGTTGACATTTCAGTATCAAGATATAGACATTTTATGTTGTTCTTTTGGCATACACCATAAGCCATGTCAGATAAAAATGTGCTTTTACCCTGTCCCGGTCTAGCGACAACAGCATAGATGTTTTTGGGTCTGAGTCCTCCAAACATCTCGTTAAAATCTTTGTATGCAGTTTCTATTCCTACGTCTTCATTTGGAGACTCACCCCTTTCCTCAATCATGTCATACAGACCATCGAAAACGTCTGTGGGTTCGTCTTCAAAGTCGTATGATCTAATCTTGGAATTGTATAAAGCGTCCGTTTCTGAGATTATCTTGTCCAGATCAGGCTCGTTTGTCTTTTTGACATACACGCCTACATCTTTTGCGACTCCGTAAATCTCTCTTCTTACCCTAAGTTTGAGAAGCTCTTTGGTTGATTCTACCGCTCCTTTACGATTAATTTGGGTAAATGAGATATTTTCAATGTAATCAAATATATTGATATCTTCATTAAAATGGACTCCGAGATTCTTGATTGATTGAGCTAGGATAACCTTGTCTATTGTTTTGCCGTTGCTCAACAAATCGCGCATTACACAAAATACTGTGCGATTTACTTCATTGTAAAAATCATTTTCGGTAATGAATCTTTGGATCTCTGGAAAAACGTCTGGATGCTTTAGGATGCCTCCTAGTACGTGCCTCTCAATTTCTAGGGAATAAATCATCAGTACAGTTCTATATCGAATCTATCTTTAAAAAACTTTCTCGTCAAGTTTTTTGTTTCGTCTTCGGTTATCTCAACGACTTGGAAATCGTTAGACTCAAGCCACTCAAACTTTTTAACGTCTCTTTTGATGGCTTGTAAGTATTTTAGTCTTGAATTGGAGTGAAAATGCTTGTTGAAGCTGAAGTGCTGATTACCTTGAACTTCAATGGCTATCTTTTTTGTAGCGTTGATAATATCAACCTTCATCCTGCTACCGTAAACGGGAAATTCCTCAAACACTACGTCGTTTTTCCAGTATTGCTTGAGGAACTCTTTGGTTCTAAATTGAGCTTTACTCAAAGAAGGCTTCGCCCAATCTATCCTATATTTAGAAACATTCCTGCTTACATAACGCCCATATATATTCTTTAATCTCACATCAAAAACTCAGTAAAGTGTTTACACAACAGTTCGGTTACCTGCTTGTTTTCTTGAAAATATTTTAAAACAGCTTGTTCACCTTGGATTTTTTCTGGGAAATCAAGGTCAGATTCTTTGAGCATTGACACAAGATCTTCGCTGGGAGAAAACCATGCACCGGCCTTTTTGATCAAATCCCAAGCTAAAAGCAAGTCGAACACTTCATATTCCACCCAGACGCTTTCGCCGTTTGTTCTGTTGTGACAAATAGGATACCTGATCAATTCTCCAGACTTTTCGTTCTCAGTTTTTTGGAAGGTGATCTTAGCCCAATGACCGACAACCTTTTCCTTGTCTTTTACTTTTCTAACAATTCTATCGTCTTTCCAAGTGGGCATAAACTCAAAAATCCAGTTCGCGAAGTGTGTAAGAGCGTTACCTCCAGAAGCGTTGGTAAGACGGTGATCGAGCTTCTGCCTTGGATCTGCTTTGATAGTGGATCTAACCTGAGAAATCATCCAGCAAATGTGTCCTTCTTCAGATATAGCCAAACTCATTTTCTTTAAAAATGTTGAGCTTACAGTCGCTCCACCACCAACCTGCTGAGAATCTTCAAAAGACTTTTCCATCTCTTTCTTGCGAACAAGACCATCCATTGAGTCGATCACAAAAAAGTACTTTTTGTTTTGTGGATTATCTTTGACAAGCTTTTTGATCAAGCCCATTACCGATTCAAACACGTTAGACTTGTAAACGAACCATTTTTCTGGACTAGTATCTACACCAGACCTTTCAATCATCTCATTGGACAATCGACCTTCGGCTTTGATGTAGATGACCATTGAGTTATCTACGGTCTTTTGAAAATTTCTGGCTACCGAAAGACCGCAGCTAGTTTTGCCTCCACCGCTAACTCCTGTGGCACGAATGATACCGGGGCTAATTCCTCCTCCGGTCTCAATGTCTAGGATAAGGCTTCCTGTTTTGACTTTGTAGTCTACCTGTTCTCCGTAATTGTAGTGGTCTTCTTTGTTCTCTTTCAAATAAGAGCTTATCTGATCCAATGCGGTAACGCCGCCCTCTTCCGTTTCTTTCTTCTTTCTAGGCATTTTTTATAAAATCTCTCAGGGTTTTGAGTTTTTTGGTGGTTTTTACGTCTTGGGAAATGTTCTTCTCCTCTAGGTTATACGAAGGCTTTGAACTTTTGTCAAGAAAAAAAAGCTTTTTCTGCTTTTGTAGTTCCACCTTTTGGTTATCGCACAAAAAGAACGCCAAAGAGTAAACATCGACCTTTAAATCGTTTTTGACTTTTAGCCAAAACGATAGATCGTCGCAAAAAACAATGAGTTGCTGGGCAAATGGGATTTGTCTAGCCCAATTTATTCTTTTACCCTGTAGCAGTGTTTCAACTAGCAGTTGGCATTTTGTGGCATCTGGTTTCATAAGAGACACCACAAGGTAGCACGTAATTTACCAGTCAGTCAAGAAAAATTTGTCATTTAAAACTTAGCCTGTTTCTGTACAAAACTTCTCCCAAGTCAAACTGCCACTCTTCATCAATATCAAACGCTTCTAACTCGTTCATTACAAAAAGTTCTGGTTGAGGTGGAGATTTATCGTCCATCCAAACTCCGTTTTCAATCCCGCTCATCTCACTAGCATACAAACAATGCGCTGCCTCGTAAACAGGCTCTACCATTTTAGTATTCATTACTGTCGCCCCTTTCCAGTCTGTAATGGCATTTGAATTTTTATCCCAGTAATAAGTTTTTTTCTCGAAAACTGCAAAGCCTCCTTGTTTGTCTGACTTTGTGTACTTATCTATAAAAGCGTCTATCGTTTCGACTTGTAGAAGCGGGTTACAAGCACTTACAAGAACTACATATTTAAAAGGTAGTTTATTGTACCACTCAAATATCTCAGAAAAAGGTTTTCCTTCTGATTTGGCAGATTTTTCTGACCTGTGAAAGATATTTATATTGTGCGCATCAGCTATGTTTTTCAATTCACTTTCGTAAGCAGAGAAATAAATATTTTCAACAGGAATATTTTTTAAATTTTTGAGCTTTTTAAAAAGTATATCCACCAAAGTGGTTCCCGCAAATGGTTTGATCATTTTACGAGGCACTCTCTGCGACCCAAGTCTAGCTTGGACAATCAAGCATACTTCATTTATGTTCTTCATATTCTTTCCTCAGTAAGCTTAACATATGTGAATCCCAATATCTACCTTCATTATAGTAAGTGTCTCTTAAAGTTCCTTCGTGTACAAAACCTAAATGTTTATAAACGTGAATTGATTGATTGTTATCGTAAACTTCGCACCAAATTTTATTTAAATTTAAATCTTCAAACCCAAATTTTATCAAACCTCTTAGGGAGTCTGAACCATACCCTCCATTTCTATAATCTTGATCACCGATGTATATGCCAAACTCTGCTGATCTACTGATCCAGTTGATGTAATATAAACCACAATGTCCTATAAGTTTATCTTTAGCAAAGATAGAAAAATTATACTGATTTTGGTCGTTTAAAACTTTATTTTCATACCAATTTAACTGGTCTGCCTTGGTAATATCTTTGTGTTCTCTGAAGTATTTTCTAAGTTTAGGATCATTTCTCCACAGCCTTAATTGCTCTAGATCTTCTTTCTCTACCCTCTTTAACTGCGTTTTCATATCATTTCTTCTTCATTATAGTCTTTTGTAGCAGTTTTGCCTAAAATATTTTTAAATTCAGAAGCTGGTATCGAATGATCTGGATCGTAAGGTCTCTTAGTAGTAATATTGTTCAAAGTAAACTGTTCGCCCTGTCTAATAGGAGTTTTTGAAATTACGGACCTTCTAGCATTTTGGAAAGACTTTTCAGATTCAGAAAGCTGATCTACGGGTAGGTTGATAAAAGCTTCTTCTGCATCTTTAATATTTGAAACCATATGCTGTAGTTCATGCGGTTCAAGGGCAAAGAAGTGGTCTGGACCTTCTAATTGTCTATCGAGCGTAAAATGTTTTTCGATTGTCGATGCTCCGTTGGCGACAGCTAATGCTGGAACAACTGTAGATGTTGTATGATCTGAAAATCCTACTTTGTTGCATCTATGCTCAGTAGCTTCTTTTAACTTTGTAATTCTGTTTA